CCTCCTGGTGGTGAAACTGGCGCACACATAGATTTTGGTAAATACTATCTAACAAAAGATCGTTATCATCTTTCAATACAGGGCACTTATGAGTATGTTGTCGGCGATGAAAAGATCATTGTTGAACCGGGAACGCTTTTTTGGTTCAACAATAAGTTAGAACACTCAGCAAAAAATATTGGAAATGTGAATAGAATCGCATTAGTATTTGATGTTCCACACTCTAAAAATAATCCATGACACAGGTTATATTACCACTATTGACTGCACTTGCGCTGTCTGGTATCGCAGCATACTATTCGGTGATAGGTCTTGCTCAGATATTTCCCGGCTCTTACTGGCCAATTATCATCATGGGTTCTGTGCTTGAAGCATCAAAACTGGTAACTGTATCATGGCTTTACAATAATTGGAAGACAACATTCTCTGCAATGAAGTTGTACTTTTTGATTGCTGTCGTATTATTGATGGGAATCACTTCAATGGGAATTTTTGGTTATTTGTCAAAAGCACATATTGAACATTCAACAAGCATAGCACCATTAGTTGAAAAGGTAATTATATATGAAGAGAAGATCAAGAGCATCCAAACGACCATTGAGAGGAACAACAAGAACCTTAGTCAGTATGATGAAGCTGTCGATCAGATTATGGGCAGATCGAAAGACGAAAGGGGTGCCGAGAGGGCAAACCAGATACGCAAAGCCCAACAGAAAGACCGTCAGAGAATCGCTACTGAGAATGCAGGGCTTCAAAAAGAGATTCAAAAACTTACAGAAGAAAAGCTTCCTTTATCCTTGGAAGTTAAGAAGGCTGAATCAGACTTGGGACCTATCAAGTACGTTGCCGAGGTAGTATACAACACGCAAGACAGAGACATTATTGATAAAGCAGTTCGGCTGGTAATCTTTATCATTATTGTTGTGTTTGATCCACTTGCTGTGTTATTATTGATAGCAGCAAATCAAACACTTCGTAAGATAAAAGAAGAGAGTGTTGGAAATGAACCAGTAAAAAAATCATCAAAGAAAAAGAAGTTTGAACCAACTTCATCAAGAAGTCTTGAAACTTTTTTTGCAGATGACAAACATGAAGTTATACCGAAAGAAAAGATAGTCAACATTGGAGAAATTAATGAGCGTTCTTGATAAGCTAAAAAAGAGTTCAACGATCAAAGAGAGTTCCATACTTTCAAAGTCGCAATTCTTTACAGAAAAAGATATGATACAGACAGACGTTCCTATGGTGAACGTTGCTTTGTCTGGTAGTTTAGACGGTGGTTTGACACCAGGGTTGACGATGTTTGCCGGTCCATCGAAGCATTTCAAAACGGCGTTTGCACTTTTGATGGCATCTGCATACATGAAGAAGTATAAAGATGCTGTTGTTTTGTTTTACGATTCAGAGTTTGGTACGCCACAAAAATACTTTGAAACATTCAATATTGATACTGAACGTGTACTGCACACACCAATCACTGATGTAGAACAGTTGAAGCATGATATTATGAATCAACTACAAAACATTGAAAAGAATGATCGTGTCATTATTATTCTTGATTCAATTGGTAATCTTGCATCAAAGAAAGAAGTTGAAGATTCAATTGAAGGTAAGTCTGTTGCCGATATGTCACGTGCAAAACAAATCAAGAGTTTGTTCCGCATGGTTACACCACATCTTACACTCAAAGATATTCCAATGATCGTGGTCAATCATACATACAAAGAAATTGGTATGTTCCCAAAAGACATCGTTGGTGGTGGTACTGGTTCATACTACTCAGCAGATACAATTTGGATTCTTGGTCGTCAGCAAGATAAAGATGGTACAGAAATTGTAGGCTATAACTTTATTATCAATGTAGAAAAGTCAAGATATGTTCGTGAAAAATCTAAGATACCTGTTACTGTATCTTTTGACGGTGGTATTAACAAGTGGTCTGGCCTTATGGATATTGCACTCGAAAGCAATTTCGTAACCAAGCCAAGCAATGGTTGGTATGCAAAAGTTGATCAAGATACTGGTGAGGTGTTAGAGAAGAAACGTTTTGCGGATACTCAAACCGAAGAATTCTGGAAAGATATTATTGTTGATAATAAATTCAAAGAGTTTGTGAGAAAAAAATATGAGATCACTTATAGCAACATTATGGGAGAAAACGAAGTTTTGGAAGAAGCCGATGCAACTTGAAGAAAACATAGACTACAAATTTGTTGAATCGAATGATGGAAATGCAATCGGTGTTGGATTTCTTCGTGGAAAATATCAGGGTGTCTTGTACCATTATGGAAAAGCAAGAGTCGTTGAAGATGAAGGATTTGCAAAACTCCAATTCTCTTACACGATTGATTTTGCTGGACAACATGACCCAGATGAGTTGACAAATGACCCGGATTTTCATAAAATAATGGGTGATCTCCTAACAAAAATTTTATCGGCACAAATACAAGATGAAAAGACTAGAAACTACAATTCTCAAGAGTTTGATATTCAATGAAGATTATGCAAGAAAAATCTTACCATTTATCAAAGTTGAATACTTTACCGATGCAATAGAAAAGATTGTATTCAATGAGATTGATAGTCATATACAAGAATACAAACATCTTCCCACATATGAATCACTTGTAATTAATTTTACAGAATCAAAAAAACTTTCAGAAGAACAGGTCAGCGAATCTATTCAAATGATTCGTGAAATCAATGCTGATAAAGAAGAGCCTACGGATGTTGAATGGCTCATCAATCAGACTGAAAAGTTTTGTCAAGATCGTGCATTGTATAATGCAATCATGCAGTCTGTCAAAATTCTTGATGACAAGACGAAGAAAGAAGACAAGGGTTCAATTCCAAAACTATTGAGTGATGCTCTTGGTGTATCTTTTGATGCATCAGTTGGTCACGATTACATTGATGATTCATCGTCACGATATGACTTCTATCACAGACATGAAACAAAGATTCCTTTTGACCTTGATCTATTCAACAAGATCACAAAAGGTGGTTTGCCTAAGAAGACTTTGAACATTGCACTTGCTGGCACTGGTGTTGGTAAATCTTTGTTCATGTGTCACGTTGCGGGTTCTTGTTTGTCACAAGGTCTGAATGTTTTGTATATCACGATGGAAATGGCAGAAGAACGTATTGCAGAACGTATTGATGCCAATCTATTGAATATTGATATTGCAGACTTGAATTCTATTTCAAAGCAGGACTATGATCGTAAATTTTCCGCACTGAGAGTAAAGACACAGGGTAAACTTATCATCAAAGAATATCCTACGGCTTCAGCATCAGCACTTCATTTTCGTGCTTTGTTGAACGAATTGCAACTTAAAAAGAGTTTCAAACCTGATATCATTTTTATTGACTATTTGAATATATGTGCAAGTGCCCGTATCAAGCCTGGTGCTAATGTCAACAGCTACTCATATATCAAAGCTATTGCCGAAGAATTGAGGGGTCTGGCCGTAGAGTTTGATGTACCCATAGTATCAGCTACACAGACAACACGAAGCGGCTTCACCAGCTCGGATCCAGGCTTAGAAGATACGTCAGAATCGTTCGGTCTGCCAGCCACAGCCGACTTTATGTTTGCTTTGATAAGTACCGAAGAGTTGCAACAATTGAATCAGTTGATGATCAAGCAACTTAAGAATCGGTATAATGATCCAGCGTATTACAAAAGGTTTGTTGTGGGTATTGACAGGGCAAAGATGAAGCTGTATGATGTAGAACAGGGTGCCCAAGATGACTTGGTAGATGCCGGTCAAGTTGATGATAAACCTTTGAATACATTTGGTGAACGTGAGCGACAATCTGGAATGAAAAACAAATTCGGAGGCTTTAAAGTATGATGTATTCAGTATACTATGACGATGTAGTTCCTGTTGAATATTGTCAAATGATTATTGAAAAGTTCGAATCGGCTGGGTCATCACAACAAGAAAAAGTCGTATTAGAAAATCATAGATCGTTTGTTGAAATCAATTTGAACAAGCATGAAGAATGGAAAATTATACAAAATGATTTAGTGCAAATCTTCAATGCTTGTATTCAACGATACAGAAAAGATTATAATATTCATGAAAGAATGTGGCCAGAGCAATACGGCTATGAACAATTTCGCATGAAACGATACATGCCAAATAATGTAGATGGAATAAAGTTACATGTGGATGTTGAAAATCATGCTTCAGCCCGTAGATTCTTGGTATTCTTTTTGTACCTGAATGATGTTGAAGAGGGCGGTGAGACTGCCTTTCAATCTGACAAAGATGGCGTTCCAGAAGTTTTAGTCAAACCGAGAGCCGGCAGAGTTCTGATTTTCCCATCATTGTGGACACATCCTCACACGGCAGTAACTCCTATAAGCGGAATGAAGTATATTGTCGGTGGATATCTACACTATCTGTAAGTCGCTGAAGCATAAATACTCTAATAATTTGGAGAATTTATGGCTGCTCAACAAGGATTTCAGTACGAAATTAATGCTGCAAAAGTTTTGAAACCAATGGGGTTAGTTCCTAAAAGTTTTGTTCCAGCTGGTGCAGGTCATGATCAGCCAGACTTGATGTTAGAGTACAAAAAAATCAAAGCTGGTTGTGAATTGAAAATTACTGCTGCATCTGCTGGTTCCCTTGTTTTGAAATACGATTCAACAGATAAAAAAAGTCCATGGAAATTTGGTGATATCAAAAAAGATGATGAAGAAAAAATGTTCATCAAAGAACTTGCAGAAGAAGTTGGTTTGTTTGAAATTATCAAGAAACAGTGGAAAGAAGTTCCTTATAAACGTGACAAAGATTTGAAATGGGAAGCTACTGCTGGTAAACTATCACCACAACAAAGATATGAGCGTGATCGTGATACATTCAAAGACATTCGTGGAGAAATATCGGCAACTAAAATTGAACAATATTATAATAAAAAAGCCACGTACTATGTAAACGTAGGAACACACGGGTTCTATCTCATGGGTAAAAAGAATCCATTGAAATTGAAAGGTGTTCCAATGTTTGGCACTTCAGCAAAAGCAACATATCGTGCCCGTGTACAATACAAAGGTGGTGGCAATTATCAGTTTACATTTGAAATGCAATTTGCGATACCATCAACAAAAAAATCACCATTCAATATTGCTCCTGTCAATGGAAAAACTGTGAGCATAATAACTAAAGACCTCAATCTAAGCTGCTTTGACATATGAACTTCAAAGAATACCTAAAGGAAAGTATGGAAGGAAAGAATCTTCACCTTGAACATTTGGAAGACAATGTATTGAATCATGGCGTTTCTGGGGCACGTGGATCATTGGAGTTTTTACGTTCATTGCGTAATATGCTTGCTGGTCAAACAGGTTCAAAAATAAACGTGACTACAAAGTGGGATGGTGCTCCTGCAATTTTTGCTGGTGTCAATCCTGAGAATGATAAATTTTTTGTTGGCACGAAATCAGTATTTGCAAAAAACGCAAAATTGAATTATACTGATAAAGATATTGATGAGAATCATCCGGGCGAAGGACTCAATGAGAAATTGAAACTTGCATTAGCATTCTTGCCTAAGTTGGGTATCAAAGGTATTCTGCAAGGCGACATGATGTTTTCTAAAGGTGATATCAAAAACGAAACGATTGATGGTGAAGAGTATATTACTTTTCAGCCAAATACGATTGTGTATGCTGTACCAGTAAAATCTAAACTAGCACAAACAATGCTTGCTGCTCAGATTGGCATAGTCTTTCATACAGCATATTTTGGTAAAAGTCTAGACACAATGAAAGCATCGTTCAATATTGACATCGGACATTTGAAACCAACAAAAGATGTTTGGTTCCGTGACGCATCATTCACCGACGCATCTGGTTCAGCAACATTTACAGAACAAGAAACCGCTGAGATCACATCAGTTCTTTCACAAGCTGGCCGTGTATTTCAAACAATACCTGCATTGACATTGAATCGCATAGCAGCATCAGACGTTTTTCTAAATCAAATCAAAACATTCAATAACACAAAAGTGCGTGAGGGCAAAAAGATTGCAGATACAAGAGCGCACACACAAGAGTTGATAAATTGGGTAGAAGCTAGACTGAATAAAGAAATTCTTGCAGCCAAAAAAGAAGATACAAAACAAAAACGCATCAAAGAAAAAAATGAAGTTATGCGTTTCTATCGTTCTAATTCTGTACAACTCAAACTAATTTTTGATTTGATGAACTTGATTGTTGATGCAAAGCTAATGATCATTCGTAAGCTAGAAACAATCAAAAGTATTGGTACATTCGTTCGGACAGACGATGGCTTCAAAGTAACTGCGCCAGAAGGGTTCGTGGCAGTCTCTCATATGGGAAATGCTTTAAAATTGGTAGATAGAATGACTTTCTCAAGAATGAATTTCAACGTTGCAAAATCTTGGGATAAGTAGTCTACAGCATCATAAAATACTAAATACTCTTTGTAGTAGTAGACGAGGAGAAATAGTATGTTCAACGATAGTAAATATACAAAATGGTACAACAATATTTGTTCTAAAAAATATGAAGGAAAACATTTAGAAAAACATCATATTATACCTAAATGTTTGGGTGGAACCGATGAAAACCATAATTTAGTAGAACTTACACCTAAAGCGCATTTTATATGTCATTGGTTATTGACTAAAATGGTTAAAAATAAAGCACATAAAGAAAAAATGTTTTACGCTTTCAATTTCATGTTGTGTAAACCTAAAGACTTAAAAGAACGACGATATTATCCTTGTTCAAGAGTGTATCAAATAGCAAAAAATTATATGTACCATAATAATCCAAACAATCATTTGGAGGTTAGAAAAAAAATATCACATGCAAGAAAAGAAGCTTGGAAAAATCCAACAAAATCAATGTTAGATGGAATTGAAAAAATGAGAAAAAGTAAAATTGGAAAATCCCCACCAAACAAGGGTGTTGTTGGAGTAGTTACAGCTTCAGAAGAAACAAAAAAACTCCTCTCGGAGCAAAGAACTGGCAGAAAATGGTACACCGACGGAATAAAAAGTTATTTTATAATGCCCGAAAATGCTAAACCTGAGTATAAACTAGGAAGAAAATAATGGAATACGATATCAATAAAATTTTAGCAGAGTATGCAGATGATGATTTTGGTTTTACAGCAGTTGATGAAGCTGAATATGAAGCAGTCATTGCAGAGAAAGATGAAACGGTTGAAGAAT